AGACTACTATACAAGCAATGGAACCCCAGGTTGTCCTGGGCTGTTGGTGGAGGCTAGTGGGAGTAATACGCTATCGGGGTCGGTTAGCCTTGATACTGGATGGACTATAACTGCAGACACAACGGTAACGTCAGGAATTGTTTCGCCAAGTGAAAGTACAAATGCCACCCTGTTTCAAGCGACAAACACCGCATCACGGGTGCGTCAAGCGGCAACGCTTGCAAGTGGTTCAACTTACACTTTCTCTTGTTTCGGAAAATTTGGCGCATTGTCAAGCGGATTTTCACTCAATGTTTTTGACGAAAATGCTGCAAGTTATGGGAGCGGTGTTTGTCAGGCATTTAACCTCAATGAGGGAACATTAGGTGCAAGCGGAACAATCGGTGCTGGATTTACGCTTCAAAGCGTTGGAATGGAAAACTACGGTAACGGTTGGTATCGCTGCATAATGACTGTGTTAATGGGTTACACGCCAACAACCCCAAGAGTGGGATTTAGAATTGGTACGCAAATAAGCGGAAGACCATTGTCCGTACCAAGCGGAACGGTCAATGCTTGGGGCGCACAACTTGAGGTAGGCTCCTTTGCCACCTCCTACATCCCAACCACTACAGGGACAGTTACACGCAATGCAGACGTTATCTCAGCTAGCGGTAATGTCAGCGGGAGCATTGGGCAAACTGAAGGCTCAATCTACGTAGAAGTTAACATTCAGAAACTTTTGGGTACAACACAAAGAGCATTCATTGACATAGGGCAAACAAATAACAGATTGTTTCTTGGTTACGGTAATGGAATAACCAACCAAATCAGGTTCTTGCTTCAGACAATCGCTGGTGGTCTTGTTGACTTTCAGTCTGCAGCAACTACTACTGGGACAATCCGAATAGCTGTTGGTTACAAGAATAACGATAGTGCTATGTATGTTAACGGTGTGAATGTGTCTCCTCTTTCAAACGGGAGTTTCACTGCCACTTTAACAGGCCTAACACAATTATCTATAGGGAGTTCTTTTAGTGTTGGAGAAACTCATTTTCTTAACGACAAAATCAATGCTGTCGCCCTTTACGCCACTCGTTTAAGCAACGATGCCTTAATGCTACTTTCAATGCAAGGGAACGACGTTTACTTACCACAGGCTATTTGGAACTTCTACGAAGACTCAAGAGCTGGGAACACAGAAGTACCGACTTGCTTGTACACAAGACACGCTGACATTATAGACGTATGATTATACTACCCAGCTTAGAGATTGTCCCTGCAAAATACAACGGTAGTACACTGCTGTCTCAGATTCCCGTTAATGGGACTGGGGACTTTACGGTTTCACGTGCTCTAAACACGGCTACACGTGTTAACTCATTGGGGAACATTGAACTAGTTGATGCTGATAGGCCACGCTTGGACTACTTGGCAAGCGATGGAACGGTTGGGTGTCCTGCGCTGTTGGTGGAGGCTAGTGGGACGAATACGCTGTCGGGGTCGGTTAGCCTTAATACAGGGTGGACACCTTTTCTAGCAAATAGAACATCAGGAATAACATCGCCAAGTGGGAGTAATGACGCAACTTTATTTCAAGCGGAAAACAATACTGGAAGAATCCGTTTTACCCCTACTTTAACGAGCGGAACAACTTACACCTTTTCTTGTTTTGGTAAATTTGGGACATTGTCAAGTGGGTTTACTTTGCAGGTTATTGATGAAAATACAACAACTTATGGAAGCGGATGTTGTCAAGCATTTAATCTAAATGAAGGCACTTTAGGGGCAAGCGGGAATGTTGGAGCAGGGTTTACTCTCCAAAGCGTTGGAATGGAGAGTTATGGCAGCGGTTGGTATCGTTGCAGAATGACCGTACTGATGGGATACACACCGACAACACCAAGAATTGGATTTAGGATTGGCACACAATTAAGCGGAGGCAGACCCACATCCGTAGTTAGCGGAACGGTTAATGTATGGGGCGCACAACTTGAAACAGGTTCCGTTGCTACCTCCTACATCCCCACTACCACAGGGTCAGTAACACGCAACGCTGATGTAATTTCGGTTAGCGGAGCGGTGAGCGGAAGTATCGGGCAGACGCAGGGTACGATTTATGCGGAGGTGGATGTGAGGAATTTATTTCTTGGTGCTTTAATCTCATTAGACAATGGAGGTACATCCGATTTTATCAGTATATTAAGATTAGCCAATTTTCAGATAAGAGTCCGAACAAGGAGGGCAAGTGGTACTATTACAAGTATTATTACAAGTGCCGCAGTTTCAGTTGGAACTCATAAAATAGCCCTTGCTTATACCAATGGCGATTATGCACTTTACATTGATGGAGTGAATGCAGGTACATCAACAAACTCAACCGATTACCCTGCCACATCATTGACGCAATGCGTCCTGTCAAATACAAATTACGTTCCTCTCAACGACCGCATCCTTTCCGCTGCTCTTTACACAACCCGCCTAACAAACACGCAGCTCGCTTTGCTCACATCTCCTTATACGAGTTATTCAAGTATGGCTTCAGCATTATCATATACACTAGGATGAGTACACCAAGCATAAAAGTAGGACAAGGGAACTGGGGTATCAAGACGGGGAACCTCCTTGGTTACGCCAATACCGAAAAGAAGTTCTCTCCAGTAGAGTTTACCTCTACACGTGCTTTAAACACTGCTACACGGGTCAACGCAAGTGGGAACATCGAGATTGTAAATGCAAACGTCCCTCGTATTGACTACTTTGGAGGACAAGCTAGTTTGCTTGTGGAGCCGAGTGCGCAGAATTTGGTGTTGCAAAGCACATTTTCAACAGGATGGAGCGCATCGTTTAGTGGCTCGGTGAGTGGTAATGCAAGTGGCACAAATTCGCCCGAAGGAAGTGGCAATGCCGCTTTGTTGAGCGTAGTGGCAACTGCTTTTAGTAGTATTTACCGAACGATTACCACGGTATCGGGTAGCGTTTATACTGCAAGCGTTTTTGCTAAAAAGAGAGATAAAAACTTTTTGTACTTCGTTAATATTGCGGGCAATGCAGCAGTCGCTTGGTTTAATTTGGCAAGTGGAACGGTTGGAACGGTTGGTGCAAACACAACCGCAAGAATTGAAAATTACGGGAACGGATGGTATCGTTGTAGTATTACACAAACAGCAGGGGGCACGACCTCATACATTCAGTTCGGACTATCGGATGCAGACAACACAAACGCTGCGGCAAGTTCGGGCAGTAATTTTGTTTTTGGAGCGCAGTTTGAACTCGGCTCCGTAGCCACCTCCTACATCCCCACCACTACTGGCTCTGTCACTCGCAACGCAGATGTGATTTCTGTGACTGGTGTTGCTGGGCTGATTGGGCAGACGGAGGGGACGATATATGCGGAGGTGGATGTGAGGACATTAGGTGCGGCCAAGAATATTTTGCAAATTGACGACGGAACTGCTACCAATCGCATCGGTTTATTTGTTGATATATCGCCAACTCGTTTGACTTTTTTAATGTCAAGCGCAGGTGTTACAAATAGTTTATCGGGAACAGTTGCGACAGGAGTGATAAAAATTGCCGCATCTTATTCGTCGGGAAATGTGCAGGTTTTTACAAATGGCTCTTTTTTAGTTAGTGGAACTATCGCTACCTATCCAATAGTTGCATTGAATGCTATAAGTGTTGGAAGTAGAATTTCATCGGGCGTATATGGCATTTTCCTCAACGACCGCATCCGTGCAGCATCAATCTACCAAACTAGACTCCCGAACACCACAACAGATGGCTCACCTTCACTTCAATCAATAACCACTTTGTAGTGAAAGCAAGTAAGAAATCTAGCAAGATAATGGTGAAGGCTCCAGAAGGCTACCACTGGATGAACAAAGGGGGACGCTTCTTCTTAATGAAGCACGATGGGGAGTTCAAGCCCCACGAAGTGGCATCCCTAGAGATGCCTTTCAAGGTTATTTCTCGTCATTAATAAAGATGGGGATTCTCCCCTCAAGCTTGTTGTAGAGTCTCTGGATAATCAATCGTGCCTTTTGGGTGATTGCATACCTCGTCCTGTACTTCTCCTTGCTTGATATCCCGAACCTTTGCCTATCCTCGTTGGAAATGTTCCCGTGGTGGATATAGGGGATAACAAGGCCCCTGTGGATTAATCGCTCAATATAGTCCTTCCTGAAGTCGTTGGAGTTCTTATACCCAAGCTGTTCAGCTGCATACTTAGCACTGAAGAACTCTAGGTCGTATATGAACAATAGAAGCTCGATATCCATACGCAGAAGCTGCTCGTTGCTAGTGATGTCCTTCATCGCCATACGGATGTACTTGAGGTAGTTCTTACCTATCTTGTTCTTCTCTTCTTTCCTGAATTCTCGTATTACAAGCACAGTCCCCTTCTTCTGGGGCTTGGGTGTTTTATGGGTCGCCATTTATTGAAGTATATTTGTGCAAATTTAATTCATATGAATAAGAAACAAGTAAAGGAGTTCTCCAAAGAATTCAAGTCCCTCAACAGTCAAATCCAGTCATTGCTCATTAAGTACGGGGCTGGTCCAGGCTCTTTCTACGTCACAGCTATTGGTATCAAGGACATCGATTTCGATGAGGAGGACCAAGACGAAACGCTCAGTTCGCTATTAAATAGCCACGAGGAGGACGAATCCAAGATTGACGTGTTCTACGGGACCAATGTGTCAGACTGCGATGAGCTTGAAGAGATTCTAGACAACGTCTATTACGCTCACAGCTCTGAAATGGACAAGGAGCGGAAAACCCGTATCCTAAAGAACACCCCCCCAGAGAAGGGCACAACAACTGCCCAAGACTGGATTAACCTAAACTAAGATGATACGCAAGATTATTATTGGTGTAAACCCTAAGGACGCTATGGCTTACTTTATCGGTATGCCAGCTGGTGGCGGTCAGGTCGTAGCCATCGTTGAAAACGACGAAGGGGACCGCTTTGAGGTGTTTATTGAAAACACCGAAGGAACCCTTCACTGGAAATCCATCAAGAATATGCCTGTAATCGTTGAATATGACTGCAAGTTCTAAGATGACCCCTGTGCACGACTTCTTGGTGAAGCTACCAAAGAAGTTCAAGGACACCATCACCGTAGCTGGGAAAGAGCTCTACCTTGAAAGCAAGTTCAGAGAGTTCGAGAACCGATACTGCTACGGGGAGGTCGTTGCTGTTCCTCTCAAATACAAGACCTCTGTTCAGGTCGGGGATACGCTTTATTTCCACCACCACGTCGTTCTAGACGCAAGGGCTGAGATAGGCAAAGACCTATACCTTGTTCGCTACAACGAGCACGGGGGCCACGCTACGCAAGCCTATGCCTACAAGCGTGATGGGGAGATAAGGCTCTTCTCGAACTGGGTGTTCGTGGGGATTGAGAAAGAGGAAGGGGAGAAGACCAAAAGCGGGATTCTGCTTCTAGAACCATCTGTTAAGAAGAACGTAGCAACGATTCTATACGAATCCGACGAGCTTGACAGGGAAGGAATCAAGAAAGGAGACAAGGTTTACTTCGCAACAAATGCAGACTACGAGATGGAGCTTGAGGGGGAGACGGTTTACAGAATGCGTATAGACGATATCCTTTATGTCGAAAAGTCCTAAATTTTCCACCATTGAGGCTGCCCAACAGCTTCTGATATCGATGGAGCACGCCATCACCAATCTTATTGAAGAGGTGCGTAAGCCCATTCCACAGGAGCTTGTTGGGGCAGCAAGGAAAGCCGAGCTATCGGCTATCAAGCAAACGGTTGCAGATGCTAGGGAGTTGCTGCAAGAGAGGCAGAAGATTGAGGAGATGATTGCATCGCTCAAGGATGACGGGGAGATTGGACAGGAGGCCGACTACTCAAGTGGCTTTGCAGAGGAATTTGCTAAGTAATGGCTGGATTAAAGAACGTCAAGGGTTTCAAGGAGCCTGTTATCAATATTTGTCCTGACGACACGGATGGGCAAGTCGTTGAGATTGACGGTCTATTCATCCAACTACCCAAACAGATTGAAAAAAGTAGGATTCTATTTCGGAATCTTCCGCAAAAAGACCAGAAATGGAATCGATTAGAGGTTCCTAGGGAACTTGAGAAGATTCGCTCGATGGACGAGTGGAACCAGCAACCCAAGGAATTCAAGGAAAAGTACTCCCCCTACATCAAACAGGAGTTTGAAAGGCGCAGAAACGGGGTTTGGTTCTACAACAACGGGGAACCAACCTACATTACAGGGGACCACTATATGCTTTTGCAGTGGAGCCAGATGGATATCGGCTACGGGGGCTACTTAGACTTCCAAAGAAAGCTGTTCATCCACGCTGAAGCGTGCTTTGTGGACCCTAGATGCCTAGGTCAGGTGTACGTTAAGTGCCGTCGTAGTGGATATACGAACATCAGTTCGGCTATTACGGTCAATAAAGGAACTTCGGTCTCCAACAAGGTACTTGGCATTATGTCCAAGACTGGTAACGACGCTCAGGAGAACATCTTTATGAAGAAAATCCTTCCGATGTACAGGAGCTATCCATTCTTCTTCAAGCCAATTCAGGATGGTACAACCAATCCAAGGATGGAGTTAGCCTTTAGGGAGCCAGCCAGACGAATCACAAAAACCAACAAGACCATTGGTAAGACAGAAGCCTTGGATACGGTGATTAACTGGAAAAACACCACATCAAACGCCTACGATGGTGAAAAGCTCCATCTGTTGTACTTGGATGAGGCAGGGAAATGGGAGAAGCCAATGGACATCACTGAGGTTTGGCGAATCCACAGGACCTGTCTTATCGTTGGTAAGAAGGTTGTCGGTAAAGCCCTAGTGGGTAGTACAGTCAACCAGCTGGACAAAGGGGGTGCAAACTTCCGTAAGCTCTACAACGACTCAGACCCTCTAGAACGCAACGAAAACGGGAGGACTAGGTCTGGGCTCTACCGCATCTTTATCCCCGCTTACGAGGCCTTAGAAGGCTTCTTTGACCCCTATGGGATGCCTATCATTGAGAACCCCAAGCACGCTATCAGGACGATGGATGGGGACTTCGTGAAGATAGGTGCAAAGGCTTATTTGTCCAACGAGAGGAAGGCTCTGAACAAGGATGGCTACGAATTGAACGAGGTCATCAGGCAGTTCCCTTGGACCATTGACGAGGCCTTCAGGGAGTCCACCAAGTCATCTCATTTCAACATTGGTAAGATTTACGAGCAGCTGCAGTACAACAGGGAGCTTTACCCTTTGCCTGTGGTTAGGGGTAACTTCATTTGGAAGGACGGCATACAGGACAGCGAGGTGCTTTGGTCTGCAAGCGATAACGGGAAGTGGCGCATATCTTGGCTGCCTCCAGAGCATCTAAGGAACAACAAGGTTACAAGGAACGGGAAGTGGTTCCCAGGCAATGAGTTCCTAGGCTGTGGGGGAGTTGACTCCTACGATATTGACAATACGATGGATGGGAGGGGCTCCAAGGGGGCTTGCCACCTATTCAACAAATTCAACATTGAGCACCCATCCAATCTGTTTGTTGCCGAATACGCAGAGAGGCCACCTCTTGCGAGGATTTTCTATGAGGACGTTCTCCAAGCTGCCGTATTCTTCGGATACCCACTTCTCATTGAAAACAATAAATATGGGATTGTCCGATACTTTGAGGCAAGAGGTTACGACGGGTTTATCCTCGACCGACCAGAACATCTCAGGGCTCCACATAGTAATGCAAATATAAAAACCAAGGGCATTCCCTCTAATAGTCAGGATGTTATCCAGGCGCACGCACAGGCCATTGAGTCCTATATTCACGAGCACGTAGGCATCAATGACGACTCAGGGAACTACGGGAAGATGTATCTGGAGAGAACCCTTGAGGACTGGATTAACTTCAAGGTGGATGACAGAACCAAGTACGACTTAACGATATCTGCAGGTCTTGCCCTTTTGGCAGCTCAGAAGTATAAAGTCGCCAAGGTAAAAGCCGATTTGTCAAATAAAGTCTTCTTCAGGAAGCACAAACCCATAACTCGCTTATAGTCAACCATTTTTGAGTATATTTGTAGCCAAATTGACCAATCGAAAGGAATGGCTAAAAATATAAACTTCCCTAGCGGGAATTTCCCTAATCCGCTGGCTTCTACGGAGTCAAAGCAGACCAAGGAGTACGGGTTGAAATACGCAAAGGCTATTGAAAGCCAATGGGGTCGGACCGACGATGTGCAGAGCGCATTTGCAAGGCGATACGGGGAGTTTGAAAGGAACAGGGATTACGCCAACGGGACGCAAGATGTCACCGTCTACAAGCAGATTCTAACGTCGCTAGACCCCAATAACGGGGACGGCTCTCTGATTAACATCGACTGGTCGCCAGTCCCCATCGTCCCTAAGTTCGTTCGCATCGTCGTAAACAAGATTCTAGGTCGCAAGCCCTACCCCAATGTAGAAGCTGTTGACCCTCTATCCATTTCAGAGAAAGAGAAGAAGAAGGCCGAGGTTAAGTTCCAAGTGAAGAACAAGGAGCTGATTGA